ACATAGCTGTCCATACGGAAAACACGCAAACCACCCTCATCAGGGGTGTGGACAAGGACGTTACCAGCCACAATAAGGTGACGTAGAGCTTCATAGGCTCCAACACGGATAGCTGTGGTTTCAACCTCTTGCATGGCAATACGCTCAATCTTACTCAAGGCTTTATCCATTTCCGTTTTGAGCTTATCCGCATCCTCCCCAGCTTCTTTAGCTAGGATGTAAGGGTCAATGACCAGACGGAAGAAAGGGCTGTTCGGGGGGAACAGAGCCATTAGCAACTTGGAAGAAAGGTTGTTTACGCCTCGTGCTCCAATGGATTGAAAAGGGGTATCATATTTTGTGTGCTCACCGTAACCAGCAGGAGGGATAAGCATGGGGATGGTTAGCTTGGAAGCGTCCCTAGCACGGTCTAGGAAGGTGAGACGATTGCTTTCCAAACTAGCATACAAAGAAGCCGCAGTTCCCTCTTTAGATTGGGATTCAACGCTTTCGGTGGGAAGTGAGACTTTACTGTAAGATTCTTTAGCCATTTGGTTTTTTTACGTTTACTGAAATTTTTCGACCATCTTTGATTGCTGACACAACAGTTTTACCGTCAGAATAAGTTGCAGAGTATTCAGTTCCGTTCTCAAAATAAGAAACTCCAACTCCCAAACCAGCACATCCGGTTAGGAGACAAGCAGAAACGATACTCAACAAGCAAGTCTTAATCATTTATTTTTTTAGAAGCAAACCCGCCTTTTTTCTTAATCATCAAAGAATACATCTTAGGGCTAATTGTGGACTTCGATTTAGGACGAGAAGTTCCCGCTTTTTTACGTTTGTTCATGTTTGCGTAGAGGCTCATTTACGTGAATACCTTTCCAGAAAAGCGACGATTGCTTTGAGAGTTTTCTCAGGCTGTTCGCTAGGGATAAACTCAAAAATAGCTATAAGAACGGTTAGGATGGTCGTGATTGCTCCGACAATCTCAAGCCAGTTAAGAGAAGAAAGAAGGGTGATAAGATTGATGATGTCCATGATTAGGTATTTTGTTAAGGTTTGATTTCGTCAAGTAAGCTCAAAAACTGTTGCATATAAGGGAGATTGTAAAGCCAATCCTTAACATTAAAGACAATAAAACCGTCCTCATCCGCTTCCATTTCAGGGGGGAAGACGTTTTCACATTTACCTGTCTTGATGAGCAAATCTTCAAAAGTAGCGTCAACGGCTTGTTGAAAATCTGGGTAATAGTCTTGGTGAATTTTGTAAGTCCTCATAGAGTTATACTCCATTTAGCGGCAAGGTAATCAATGATTTTATTGGCTGTTGTTTCGTCGTGGAAAGCACGGTAAACCAGAACTTCACTGTAATTTGACGTTATAGCATTTGCTCCAGCTGAGTTTGTAGCCCCCAAAAGTAGTGTAGATAAGTTCGCTGACGAAGTTCCAACACTAGCAAGTGTTTGGTGGGTTTTTTTGCTTCCAACGATAGCTTCTCCGCTATTTCCTACATTGAAGCGAGCCGACCAGATGTTATGCCCACCAGCATCATTTGACAAAGTTGATACCCTAGATGTTCCGTTGTGAGCACCTATAAAAGTTCCGGTTCCCCCAAACATACCCCTAGTTGTTATAGAGCTAGTTCCAAGTCGGATAGCTCCAGAAATAGAACCGCTAGAACCCGCTAAATTTGTCGCTACTAAATAGTAAGAGTATTGCTGCCCAAAAGAGGAGAACTCAGAACTTGACAAAACATCTCCATTGAAAAACACCGCTTTCCGTCCGTTGACATTAGACTTGAAAACAGGTTGGAGGTTTGCGGAGAGTTGGGACAAATTAGGTTTACCGGAAACCAAGTTGTCCCATCGCGTAACTGTTTCGTCATTTGCGGCAGGGTCATCAACTGTTGTGGCTGTGCGGGTTACTGTGGTTCCAGAGGGCCAAGTTGCTTGCCACGGATAATCTTCGTTACCTAAAGATGCTAGTGAAACCCCTAAATATTGAACATCCTCACCACTAACGTCATACCCTTCTACAAACCAGCGAGTTCCAGTAAATTGAATATATAAACCTATCCCCCCAGCTGTAGAACCATAGCTATTTTTTCCGTTTATCTGGTTTAATACAAAAGCGGTTTGACCGGAAGTAACTCCCGACCAAACAACTTCAATACTAGCAGTTGCATCAGTGAAATTGTTACCAACAAAATTTAGCACACCCTCGTTAGCATCCAACCAAAGCTCAAGCTCTGGTAGGTCGGTTGGGAGGAAACTAGCTCCCGAAAAGATATTCGCAGTTCTGGTTAGCTGTAACCCAAGATTAGGCATAATTAGAAGCTCATCTTGTAAGCGATAACTTTACCACTGGTAAGAGTAAACCCATCCCAATCACCGTAAAGAACGGTTCCTTTGGGGATGGTGACACCAGTAATTGCATCTCCTTCGTAATTAACGGTTACGGAAGCGAACACAGTATCGTCAAGACATTGAATAGCGTAAAAAGGGCCAGCAACAGCAGTCGTTCCGGTTTCGACAACGGCTCCATTAAGACCATAAGGATTAGGGGTAGTTTGGATAGGCATATTAAGTAGGTATGTTTACGATTTCTTCTTGTGTATCTTCGATTCCTCCGACACGCAAGTTATTTTTTTCAGATGAGGAAAGACCACGTTTAAGTGAACTTCGGCTGGAAGTTGGCATAGTCTGTGCTGATTCGACTTTTTGTTGAACAGCTTTAGATTTAGCCGTTTCAATAGCTTTGGAAGTCATCTTACTTAGCTGAGTTTGACTTTCTCTCCCAATTCCAGTGATAAATTCTGTCAATTCTTTGTTTTCTTGGAAGTAACCTTCTTCGCTGGCTAAACGAGAAAATTTTCTTATTTCGGAAAGAGAATCAACACCAGTAGAAGGAAGCGCAGCTTCTTTACCAATAAAAGAAAAAATAGGGTTATTCTCAAAATCCGTATCTGTCCTACGAATAACACCCATGCGGTTAGTTGTATCATTAGTCCTGAAAAAAGAAGATACTGGCTGAGATAATGCTGATTTAGAAAAAACCCCAGATTCAACAAGTTTTTCCATTGTCCAACCTCCCTCTGGAGTAACTAAAGATGGGAATAACTTTGAACCAATTTCTTTTCTCCCTTCTTCGGACATTGAATACCATTCTTTTGCCGTGTTTAACTCAAACATTCGTTTCTCGTGCGCTTCTTTGGCTTCTCTTTCATCTTTAGCTCTTTGTTCTGGGTTAAAACCACGCCAAGGGCCACCAAATTCGGTTCTTTCATATCCCCAAGTTTGATTCCCTCTTTTTGTAAAAAAAGTTTGAGGAGCTAGTTTAGCTCGTTCTCCGAAATAATGACTAGCCCCTCCAAAATCCATATTAAACAGGTAAATTTACAAGAGATTCAATAGGGTTTGAAAAAGAAGACACAGGAGACGATTTTTCAATTTTTAATCCCGCCCTTCCTCGTGTTTTATCTGAAATCTTAGAAGCTACTTTAGTTTGAATAGCTTCTGTTTTAGCTTGTTTAATCTGAAGGTTTTCTTCAGACACTTTACGTCTTTCTTCAGCTTCAGACATAGCTTTTTCAGATCGTTCTCTTGCTACCCGATTTTGCTCTTTCATAGCTGCCGTAGAAACTCTTGCCTCATTAAGCTGTTGCTCCAAAAGCTGCTCTTGCTTACGCATAGATTCTTGCTGTTGCCGCATTAAAGATTGGTTTGGCCCTGATGGGCCTCGTGACATACACATAATAAATAGTTATTGGTTAAAGTTTTTGAAGAATGTTTTGGTTTTGTTCGTTGTATTTGTCAACAAGGAAATTGACAACACTTCTTTTCCCAGCGTTAAACCAGACTTCCCTATCGGATTGGTCAAGAGAAGCGCAACGGTCTGGAATACGTTCCGATAACCAATCAATAAGTTGTTTAGGAATTGGAGGGGTTTCGTCCATTTAATTAGTGACCATAAGGTATGCTTTTCATTTTGGCAAGAGCAAACAGCCCCCTAACGATACTCCGTTCCATGTGGTCTATGGCTGTTTCCCCATCACTTACACAAGACTCATCCCCTTCCCAGCGCATAGCGGCTGTTAAAGCGTGTCGGGAAGCCCTATCTGCGTGGTGACGAACCGTTTCCTTGAGGAACCAGATATGTTCCCCATGCTTGGCTTGTCCTCCTTCCATGACTTTTTCAATCATA